GTGAGTTGCCGGGTCCAAGATCGGCTGGGAGTCCGCCGAGCAAACCAATAAGGTCATGAGAAAATTGGACAAACGGTCGGGACTGGGGGCCAAGAGAGTTAAGCCAAGCGAGGAGTTCGGCGTCTGGAGTAAGTAACTCCCCGGTTGACCGTGAAGATCCTGAACGAAAGCGGAGAGCCTGCTGACGCAATAAGGTGGCATACTCCAATTCTTCAATGCCCCGGAGGGCAGGGTCTGTGCCAGAGCCTTGAGCAACAATTGTTCCAAAGTCATCCCAATACATACCTGCGACATCTGCAAAGGTGTCCCGAAGGAGTTGCTGATTGCCGCCGCGGTAGTGGACAGGAACGTTGCCGTACTCTGGATGGAGTTCGAGTTCGTTTCCGAGGAGCTCATCGTCAAGCCAATGGGAAACGATTTGTTGATTGGAAGGAAGGCCGTTTGGTCCAGCAGGCCTCTCAAACACTTCGTCGTTGGGGACGTCGTTGAAGGGAATATAGACGTCGGTCATAAACAAAGAAAATACAAGTCCTACAGCAGTGATGAAGACTTACGAAGGCCCGCGGCTAGCACACGGGCACTGCTGCATGTGATACAACTAATTAGGGGTGGAGCCGCCGGCCCGTTTTGTAGTATCTACCCCTTGCCCTGCCATGATCAGTGGCAGGGCGTGAGCGCCTACTGGGCGCTCGATGACAACGACAACCCCGTGGGACGATCCTGAACATCGTCCACAGCGAGGCACCTACCCAATGGTTCAAAATCTAGAACACAGGGTAGGGTTTTGACCTGATCAAGGAGTTTCACATACTCAACAAGATCATTCTCGGTTAAACCATAAACATGGTTAATCATGGACCAAGTAGACATATCATACGAGTGACCACGCTCACTCTTGAAAGTATGAATGAAATGACCCGCCCTGGCAAAGTGTATTTTCTCAGCTGGAACATGGGCAGTCAGCCGCAGAACAGCGGCCCAATACTCGGAAACAAAAGGCATGACAGAGCATGCCTGGGCGCGTCCAATGGCGTCCCCACGCATTAGGCGCTCTAAGGGGACATTGGCAGGTGGATCAGAATAATATCCCGCCTTGGCAATTGTTCGACCCAGACATGGGGCCAAAACATACATTGAATCCATCATACAAGGATAAAACCGTGATGAACAAAATGTACCACGAAATTGGCAACCTGGGCCCAAATGAAGCTTGGGGACGATAACTTGGCCAAGCTGCAACCACAACCCAGCCATGAGGCTGGCACGACCACCATCGAAACAAAACTGCATAAATCCTTGATCCCCAAGGATATAAGTGTCATCACTGATGACAAGAATAAGGATGTTATAACGTGCGCAAACAACGCTGGGTAGGGGACGCTCACTGAGGGACTGCTTTGCCTCACCATCATCAGCGTGTCGGGATTGTTCGTACAATGGAGCGAGCTCACAAAACCCGAACAACATTTTGTTAGCAACGAGGTCACTATTACCATCAGCAGTATCAGGATCAC